CATATTGCCGATGGCAAATATAAAAGACAAAGGAATGAAATTTAAGTCAGAGTTCCTGATCATCACCTCCAATCGAGCTACAGATATCGATATGAGTATTGGACTTAGTTGTCCAGCTGCTTACTATCGACGTCTATCTCCTACATATATGATGAATCCTGATAGAACATTTTCTATAAGGGAGTACAAACTCCCTTTCGAAATGAGTCTGGGGTACGAATCGTATGGTTGGGTTACCAACACACAATTTGTATCAAAAGACATGATTCTAAAGAATGCATTATTTGAGTGGGATCGTAGATCAAGGGGAGACGATAGATGCTGGTATCAACCTATATCTTCAACCTGTCCAGGTTTCGCGTTAGAATTCCCAGAAAAGCCCCCAAAAGGACTTAGTATGGCAATGACTTATGCAATTCCTGAACCATTGAAGGTTCGGATGATAACAAAACCGGAGTCTCAGACTTATGCTCTCAAACCCTTACAACTTGCCATGTTCGAAGCCCTTAAATCCTTTAAGTGCTTTGAGCCCTGCTACAATCCAACCTTGGATCTTTCTCTATTTGAGTCGCATCTTTCCTCTGATAAGTTTTTCTTGTCAGGGGATTATACGGCTGCAACTGATGAACTTTCATTTGACGCGAGTCAAACGGTTCTTCAAGCATTAATAGATACTTTCCAAGATCATCCGTTTATCCCTGAGTACTTAAAATGGGAGGGTTCAACCCACCTAATAAAGTATCCAGAGTATCTCGGATTACCAGATGTAGTACAGAAGAATGGCCAGCTTATGGGTAGTTTGTTGAGTTTTCCGATATTGTCAATTATCAATGCTTACACCATGTGTACAGCGACAAAGACAACATTAGAGACAGTTCCCGCACGCTTCCATGGAGATGACATTGCTGCTGTATGTACAGAAGCAGAGTTTAATCTTTGGAAACGTGAGGCCTCGAATGTAGGATTATCCTTGAGTGTTGGTAAGAACTATTTATCTAAAGAGTTCTTTTCCATTGACTCTCAATTATACATCATACATGAGAACCATATCGACAAAGCTACAACTGGAAAATACAAGTTAGCCTGCGATGCCCAAGACATGCAATCTTTTCATAAGGCCTTATCACAAAGGTTTAGAAAAGATCAGATTGTCCGATTCAACAAGAAAACATTGATGACTACTCCACAATCCTTAGATATCTCTTCGGAATATGGAGGTCTTGGAAATGAAAACTCAACAGAATTCTCATTTAAAGACAAAGCCATTTATTATTTCATGAAGAAAAAGGCTTCACGTGTAAAATGCATTGCAGATGACACTTATATTGTTCCAAAATCACTCAAACATCTTCTTCAACTAGATTCTAGTCAAATTTATGTTGAGGAAACTGAAACTGAGAATCGCACTTTGGAAGAGTTGAAACGCTTCCTCTACCGCCTCAGAAAGAATAAAGTTCTCTCAGAAAAGATCGAGAATTTGAATCCCTTGCTTCAAGGTCCGATTATGAATTCACACGAAATCATCCGTTGTGTTGATTACACGCGTGAAGAGTTGCAAACGCTTGCAGACAGTCAATATCATGTTCATGGAGAATCTCCACGACGTAATTTATTGATAGCCCGGATAGCACCAAC